TGCTACATATGCAAACTTAGAAGGTTTTGTTGCATCATTGCCAGGAAATGGAACATTGACTGGGACATATACTGTTGCGGGTAAATCGTTTACATATGCTGTGACAACATTATCTCAATCAAGCACTGGTTCTGACTCAGCTGGAAACTTATATTCGACAGGTAACACTGCATCAATAGGTACCCCATCTATAACCACTGGCAACACAAGCCTAACTGCATCGGTGACAACAATATGATTTACGCATTTGTTAAAAATGGAAAAATTGTAGATTACCCGCTGGGTGAATACGACATCAAAATGCGCCATAGCAATATGAGCTTTGCGACACCATTTGTGCCGCCAGAAGGTTATGTTTTGGTTTCTTCTGACCCTGAGCCTGAGTTTAATTATACAAAAATAGTTGAACAGGGAGAGCCTGAATTTAGGGATGGCAAATGTGTTCTAACATGGATTGTTAGCAATGCGCCAGATGATGTCATTGCAAATCGCGTAGCCTTTGAATGGGAACAAATTCGGTCGCGTCGCAATGCAAAATTAAAATCATGCGACTGGACGCAATTGCCTGACGCGCCGCTAACAAACTTGCTGACCGCAGATTGGGCAACATACCGCCAAGCTTTGCGCGATATTACAGAACAAGATGACGCATTCGCGGTTGTTTGGCCTACTGCACCTGAAGCCTGATTGAATTAGGTCGATGGCCAACCCAGATGTCTTGTCGCTAAAACTTGAGATGCTTCACAGCGATGTTGTGGAGGTCAAGACTGCGCTCAACAAACTATCGGAGGCCATCACCAAATTGGCGCTAGTTGAACAGCAACAAACGCAAACGGCTGAAGCATTGGAGCGTGCGTTCAAGACTATTTCTAAGATTGATGACCGCTTGTCTGCGTTAGAATTAACAGCACCGAAGCACCAAGAAACATCTGGTTGGATGGATAGGTTTATCCTTGCTATCATCGTGGCTGCAATGGGCTTTCTTGGCACTAAATTAGGTGCATTGTAATGGCGGCAAAAGACCCAAGGCTGAAGAAGGTGGGGGTAGAGGGTTATAACAAGCCCAAGAAAACGCCAAGCCATCCCACTAAGAGCCATGTTGTTGTTGCCAAAGAAGGCGATAAGGTCAAAACCATCCGCTTTGGTCAACAGGGCGTTTCTGGTTCACCGCCGCGCAAAGATGAGAGCAAAGCTGACAAGGCTCGCCGTGCATCGTTTAAAGCGCGTCATGCTGATGATATTGCAAAAGGCAAATTGTCTGCTGCATACTGGAGCGACAAGGTTAAGTGGAGCTAAAGATGCCGTTGATTAAGGGTTATTCCGAAAAGAGCGTATCTAAAAACATTTCACGCGAAGTGAAGCGTGGTAAGAGCCAAAAGCAAGCCGTTGCTATTGCGCTATCGGTGGCAGAAGAAGCTAAGAAAAGGCGTAGGAAGCGTTAGCCCCAGATGGCGTAATAGATAACGTAGAGCCAAGCGCAAAATCCGTGGAACATTGCCCACAGAATGCTTTGATTAACGCTCCAACTTATAGCCACAGCCAAGCTTGCACCAATTACCCCAAACCATTCTGCTAATTTCATTGCCTTGCCCTTTTGCTGTTACACACTTTGTTGTGTATAAATCAAATTTCTGGTAGGGCAACGGAATATTGGCATATTGAGGCATTTATGAAACTAGCTCTTTTATTGCTGGCATCAATCGCTTTAATGGGCTGTCAAGACCGCTATCGTTATGATTGCCAAGACCCTGACAACTGGGAAGATGAACTTTGCAAGAAGCCTAGGTGCATTGCGATGGGCTATTGCACCGAATGGCTAATTAACACTGGTGAGGCTGAAAATGAAGCCACCTAAATACTGGTCACCCGAAGAACTGCTGCGGTTCATTGTCGGCGTTGTCCTGTCGTTCACGCTTATGTTTATCGTGGCGACTGTTCTCTATTCGCTCATATTCGTATCGCAGCCAATGGAAGGTCAGTCACCTAACGATGCTGAATTCTTCAAGCTGATTAACCCGATAGCAACATTTATTGTCGGCGCATTGGCGGGGCTGATGGCTGGTCAAGGTAATGGCTCTATAAAGCCCAAGCAAAAGGAGATTAAAGAAGATGAGCTTCCTGAGTAGTTTTGAAAGCAAACGGGATGGTGTCAATGACACTGTAGAGTTTGTTGTGCGCGTGGCTATTGTCACACTTTCGGCAGTCATCTTGGTTGTCGTGCTGGCGCTTGCCGTGGGCTTGTTTGTCCCTAACGATGTTCTGGATAGCACTGCCATCATTGAAATGATTAATCCTGCGTTCCAAACCATCATTGGCGCATTTGTTGGCTTGCTTGGTGGCCTTAGCCTAAATGCCAATGCTAGGGACAAAGAGCCAGAGCCTGAAGCGCCTGAACCAGAAGCGCCAAAAGCTTATGATGACCCGCAAGGCGCAGTCTTTATCGACATCCCAGAAGATGATGACGATGATGAAATGGAACCTTGGGAACAGTATCGCAACGACCTTCGCTATGATGTTAATGGCGATGGCGTGGTTGACGAAGATGACTTTCCTGATTGGCGGAGGGCTGGACAATGAGCCTTGCAAAACTTCAAGCTAAAATTGGCATTACGGCGGATGGCGCTTTCGGCCCCAACACGCTTAAATCTGCGGCGGCATATTACAAATTAAGCGATGTTCGTGCGGCGCACTTCTTTGCTCAATGCGCCCATGAAAGCGGAAACTGGAAAGCTACCAGCGAAAACCTGAACTACGGGGCGAAGGGATTACGCAGCATCTTCCGCAAATACTTCCCAACTGATGCATTGGCCCGTGCCTATGAGCGCAAGCCAGCCAAGATAGCCAACCGTGTCTATGCTAACCGCATGGGCAATGGCCCTGAAAGCAGCGGTATGGGTTTCAAATTTCGCGGTCGCGGCTTTTTGCAATTGACTGGCCATGATAATTTCAAGGCGTTTGCTGATTATATCAACCGTCCTGATGTTATGGATAACCCTGACCTTGTTGCTGGCGAACTGGCTATTGAAAGTGCCCTTTGGTTTTTCGACCGAAATAAGCTATGGTCAATTTGCGATAAGGGCATCAATGACGCTGCTATCCTCGCACTGACTAAGCGTATCAACGGTGGCACACATGGCCTCGATGACCGCAAACTGAAAACCAAGAAATATGCTTCTTGGCTTTAAGGAGAATGACGATGGACTTGAAAAGTGTATTGAAAAAGGAAATTCAGAAGGTTGCGGTTAAAAACGCTGGCAAGACTATCTTGCCAATGGAAGAAATTACAAAGCCTCGCATCGGACTAAAAGCTAAGATTGCTGGCGCACTTGCGTTAATTGGCACACTCGCTACAATGCTGTCCCAATATCTAGGCGGATAATGCAATTCTTGGCGGCCTTGCTGGGTGTTTTTAACAAGCTGTTGGGAGCTTGGGCGGAACATCGTTGGAAGCGGCAGGGCCGTCAAGAAACCCTCAAAGAAATTAACGAGGCTATCAATGAGCAAATTGCACTTGGTGAGGCCGCCATTCTTATTCCTGACCCTAAGCGCACTGAGCGGTTGCGCGACCGTTTCGACCGTTCCCGTAAATAGCTATTGTGCTATTGCAAAACCTATCACCTATGACGCCAAGCACGACACGCCCGAAACGATAGCTGAAGTCGAGCTGCACAATAGCGTCTTTGTTTGCTTGTGCGAGGATGATTGTCCGAAAGGCAAATAAATGGCTGTTCCATTAATAATTGACGAAGCTTTGTTTGCATACTGCACGCCTCGCCAGCGCGAAGTGCTTGAAGCAATTAATCTGCATGGTGGTGCTAAGGCTGCATCATTAGCGATGGGCATCAATCAAGGTGCGGCAAGCGATGCCTATAACGCAGTCAAAAAGAAGGCGGCTAGGCACGGCTACGCACCACAACATGATTTTACCCGCCCTGTCCCTGAAGGCTATGTAGCTAAGGGCGTCAGCACCTATTACAACGCTGAAGGCAAACCATCGGGGCAATGGGTAAAGGCGTCACTAAGCCATGAGGCGCTTGTGGAGGCCATTAAGGAGGCTGTAGAAGGCTTTAAGGACGAGATACCGCCAGTGGTATCAATCGTTGCTCCAGCGGCTTCTGATGAGCATCTGTGCAACCTTTACACGTTCACCGACTATCACCTTGGGATGCTGGCATGGCATAAGGAAGGCGGCAACGATTGGAACATCTCTATAGCAGAGCGCACCATCATTGCTGCACTGCAACAAATGATAGAGCAAAGCCCCAAGGCTCACACGGCAGTCATCAACATTCAAGGCGACTTTCTACATACTGATGGCAAGACGCCAGTAACGCCAGCGTCAAAGCACGTTCTGGATGCTGACAGCCGCTTCCCCAAGATACGCAAGTCGGCAATTCGAGTAATTCGCTCAATGGTGGCAATGTCATTGCTGCGCCATCAAGACGTTCATCTGGTTATCGCGGAAGGCAATCACGACGAAGAAAGTGCTGGCTGGTTGGCTGATTTGTTTTCGGTGCATTACGAAGAAGAACCCCGTGTAAATGTAAACGATAGCGTCTTGCCGTTTTATGTCTTTGAATGGGGCAACACAATGCTTGGCATCCATCACGGTCACAAGGTCAAGAACGAGAGCCTACCGCTGCTGTTTGCAGCACAGTTTCCGCAAGAATGGGGCCGAACTACTCGCCGTGAAATACACTGCGGCCACCGTCACCACAGGGACGAAAAGGAATACAATGGCGTCACGGTGGTGCAGCATCCAACACTAGCCGCTAGGGACGCTTATGCCGCCCGTGGTGGCTGGATAGCTGACAGGGCGGCATGGGCTATAACGTATCATAAAAAATACGGTGCTGTTGGTCGCGTAATGATTACCACCGAAATGTTAGATGTAAATTAACCCCACCAATCATCTTCCATCTCTTTGCGCTCCTGCTCGGTTATCTTTGGGGCTGTCGCGGCCACATAAGCGGTCAGGATTATTATCCCCATGACCAATATAAAAAGCCAATTATCTGTCGTCATCTGCTTGGTTCCCGTCTTTATAATACCAATATAAAGGCTTAAGTTTGAACTTTCGCGGTTCGTCTTTTTTCTTTTGGTATACACTGAAAGTCTTGGCGATTGATGGCTGCTTTAGCTTTCTCAAACCTCTCGCCTCAATCTGCCTTATTCGCTCCCTGCTAATCCCGAAATCGCTGGCTAATTCATCCAGTGTTTTATCTTCAAAAAACCTGCCTGTTATAACTTTTTGCTCACGTTCATCTAGGGTTTGAATTGCTCTGCCAACAGCTTCTGCATCAAGCACACCTTGCACTATTTGTTCAGTGCCTTGACCATTGGCAAGTTTCATTACAGCATCTTCGCTCATGCTAATTTCGCGGGAATTACGCTCAAGTGCCATGCCTCTTTGCTTTTCTGTCCATAAATATTCTGGTTCAGTTTGCAGTGCAGCGGATAATGTGAAGGCATTGTCAGTCCATTCACCAGACCAAGCGTCAGTGGGCCTACGTTTCATATTGACGTATTGATTGACCATTGCTTGACCTAGGCCAGATATATTGCCTAGCTCCGTTTGGCTGGGAATACCTAGCTGCTTCATTCGTTGAATAATAAGGTTATTGCGAACGCTTACCTTAACAGAATATTCATTCATTTGCTTTGCTCCTTACCTTCATTTAACGGGCATCCAAGTTATATGCGTTTTCGGACAATATGCGATAAATCCTGCGGCACATATTACGAAATTTGCTTTAACTGCTGTAGCGCGCGGACAATCTCAACTGCCCTTGCTGATGTTATGCTTTTCCATTCACACCATGCGCCGCAGCCGCACTCGCGTTCTTCCCGCGCAGCGCAGTCGCATTTCATGGCGTCGGCCTCTAGCGCCTTGGCTGCTTCTTCAACGCCTGAGTTAAATCCCTTTTGCCATCTGGATAGGGGTTCATCGGTCATTTGCTTTGCTTCTGTTCCCTGAGGCGCTTGGCTTCTGCAAAGGTAAGGCCATCTGAGTTACGCAACGGAAATGCGCTGTCTGATGATACACGGTAGGGCTTGCCCATAGGTGCTGCTTGTTGTGCCTTTATCATGACCATTCGGGCCTTTCTGTGAGAAACATAATAA